CCTCTTTTTTTGTGTGCGCAGGTAATGGCAGGGGGGGTACAGGACAGACGTATGCACTGACCGCTTTCGGGCGGTTTTTTTATTCCCGGAGTAATCATGGGCGAGCGAGGACCACTGCCCAAGCCGGCAGCGTTACGACTGCTGGAAGGCAACGCGGGCAAGCGCCCGCTTGACCTGGCCGCTGGCGTCAATCCACGGATCGAGATCCCGTCGGCGCCCAAGCACCTGAGCATCGAGGCGAAGAAGGAGTGGAAGCGCATCACGCCGCTGCTCTACGACCTCGGGCTGATCAGTGGCCTGGATCGCACGGCGCTGGCGTTGTACTGCCAGGCGGCTGGCCGGCTTGCCGAGCTGGAGACGGCTTTCAATGGCCAGGTGAATCGCCTGGTACAGCAAGATGGCCACGACTACTGCGCTGCCGTGTATCAGGCCAGCCATGCCGTTACCCCGAGCGGCTACGCTCAGCAAAGCGTGCTGGTGCAACTGATCGGAAAGCATCGCGAGCAAGTCAATCGCTACCTGATGCACTTCGGCATGAGCCCGGCCGCGCGCGGTCGGGTCCAGGCCAGCAACTACGTGCAGCCGACGCTGCCCGGCATCGACCCGAAGCCTGAAGCGCCACGCAACGGATTCGCAAAATTCCAGGTGGTATGAACGTTTATACCAATGCCGCCCTGGATTATTGTCGGGCGGTTGTTACTGGCGATATAGCCGCATGCAAATGGGTTAAGTTGGCGTGCCATCGCCAGCTAGACGACTTGTATCAAGACATTTCGCCCGACTGGCCCTGGAGATTCGACCACGACAAAGCCGCCCGGCCCTGCGAGTTCATCGAACTGCTGCCACACATCAAGGGCAAGTGGGCAAAAGAGCGCCGGTTGATCGACCTGGAGCCCTGGCAGAGTTTCATCATCACCACCGTGTTCGGCTGGGTGCATCACGAAACCGGCCTGCGCCGATTCATCGAAGCCTACGAAGAGGAGCCACGCAAGAACGCCAAGAGCACCAAGGGCGCCGGCATCCTGCTCTACATGCTCGCCGCCGACGGCGAGCACGGCGCCGAATGCTACACCGCTGCCACCACGCGCGACCAGGCGCGCATCGTTTTCGACGACGCCCGGGCGATGGCCGAACGCACGCCCGATCTGCGCACCTACCTCGGCGTAGCAATCATGCAGCATAGCCTGACGGTCGCTGCCACCGCCAGCAAAGCCGCCCCGCTGGCTGCAGAAGGCAGTACGCTCGACGGCCTCAACGTGCATTTCGCACTGCTCGACGAGCTGCATGCGCACAAAACGCGCGCCGTCTATGACGTCATCGACACCGCACGCGGCGCCCGTGAGCAATCGTTGCTATGGGCGATCACCACCGCCGGCACCGATCGTAGCGGCATTTGCTACGAGCGACGCACGCACGTCACAAAAATACTCGAAGGCGTGATCCGCGACGATCGCGTCTTCGGCATCATCTTCACCATCGACGACGGCGACGACCCCTTCGCCCCGACGAGCTGGGCCAAGGCCAACCCGAACTGGAATGTCTCGGTGCTTGCCGCCGACATGGAAGCCGCAGCGCGCAAAGCCGAGGCCATGCCGAGCGCGCTCAACAACTTTCTGACCAAGCGGTTGAATGTCTGGGTCAGCGGCGAATCGCCCTGGATGGATATGCGGGCATGGGATCGCTGCGGAGATCCCGCACTGCAAAGCATCGTCGACTATGCCGGCGTCCGCGCCTGGATCGGCCTCGACCTGGCGCAGAAAAAGGATTTCGCCGCGTTGTGCCTGGTATTCGAGCACGAAGGTAAATGGAACGTCTGCACGCGGCTCTACCTCAACGAGCTGGCCATCCAGGAGAGCGGAAACGCCCACCTGCAAGGCTGGGCAAGGCAGGGCTACGTCATCACCACCGACGGCGAGATCACCGACTTTGATGTCGTTGCCGACGACCTGCGCAAATACTGCCGCGAGTTCGACGTGCAGGAGATCGCATTCGACCCGGCGCTGTCAATGTACTTCGCTACCAAGCTGCTCGACGAAGGCCTGCCCCTGGTCGAGATCACGCAGCGCGCGCTGTTCTTCACGCCGCCGCTGATCCAGGTCGAGAACCTGGTGCTCGAACGCAAACTGAAACATGACGGCAACCCGGTCATGAACTGGATGGTTTCCAACCTGGTCGTCAAGGTCAGCAAGTTTAACGAGCTGATGTCGCCGACCAAAGAACGGCCGGAAAACAAGATTGACGGCCCAATGGCCATGCTGATGGCCCTTGGCCGCGCGCTGGCTGTTGTCGAAAACAGCAACATCGACAACTTCCTCAACGACCCACTGATCGGGTAACGAATGAATCGACTCATCAGTCAATTTCTCGGCTGGTTCGGCTACGGCGGAGCCCTGGGCCAGAAGTCCGGCACCCAGGTTGCCGGCGCCTCCGGCTCGCTGGTTGACGGCACCGTTCCCCTGGCTCCTGATGGCGCCCTGCAACTCTCGACCGTATGGTCCTGCGTCAGTCTGCTCGCCAACATGATCGCCAGCCTGCCGTTCTTTGTTTATACCCGGGTCAATGGCCAGCGCGAACTCGCGCGGGAAACAACGCTGTGGACCTTACTGCACGACAGCCCCAACAGCCGCATGACCTCGATGGAATTCTGGGTAGCCATGCTGCTCAATCTTCTGCTCAGGAACAACGCCTACGCCCGCATTGACCGAACAGCATCAGGCGAGCCATTCGCCTTGTGGCCGATGGCCGCCGACCAGGTCGAGGTCAAAATCATGGACGATGGCTCTATGCTCTACTGCTATCGCATCGGCAGCAACCTTGCCGTGTTTCCGGCAGAAGACGTGCTCCATCTCAAAGGCATGGGCAACGGCACCATGGGCCTCGACCGCCTCGACTACATGCGTGCCACCACAGCCGAGTCCGCCAACGCCCAGCGCGCCGCCAATCAACTGTTCATCAACGGCGGCAAACCCTCCGGCGTCCTCATGATCGACCGCGTCATCAAAGACGAGCAGCGCATGGCGCTAAAAAAATCGTTCAAGGAAATGACCGAAGGCACCACCAGCCGGCTCTTCGTCCTCGAAGCCGACATGAAATACAGCAGCATCAACTTCTCACCCGAAGACCAGCAGCTGCTCGAAACCCGGAAATTCACCGTCGAAGAACTCTGCCGCTGGTTCGGCGTCCCGCCCGTCCTCGTTGGGCACAGCAACGTCACCACCTGGGGCACCGGCGTCGCCGAAATCATCGACGGCTTTTACAAGCTCATCGTCCGCCCGGCCCTGGTCAATCTCGAACAAGCCGTAACCAAGCGCGTGCTGACCCCCGCGCAGCGCGCCCGCTACACCGTCGAATTCTCTTTCGACGCCCTGCTGCGCGCCAGCCTCAAAGACCGCATGGAGATATACGCCAAGGCCGTCCAGAACGGACTAAAAACTCGCAACGAATGTCGCCAGCTTGAAAACGACCCGCCGATCGACGGCGCCAACGAACTCACCGCACAAACCAACCTCGCCCCGCTGCACATGCTCGGCAAACAAACCGGAAAGGCAAGCCATGCTGATACATCAGACCCTACCCTTCAGTGACTGCGATCTGAAGTTTGCCGCTGCTGAAGGCGCGTTCAGCGGCTACGCCTCCGCCTTTGGCAATGTCGACTCAAAGAACGACATCATCATGCCCGGCGCCTATGCCGAAGTGCTCAAAGACGGCGCCAGCGTCCCGCTCTACGTCAACCACGGCTGGCTGCGTGATGCACTGCCGGTCGGCACCTGGAGCGGCCTGAAGGAAGACGATCGCGGCCTCTTCGGCAGCGCCGGCCTCGTCATGCAGATGCCCAGCGCCGTCGACGCCTACTGGGGCATGAAGTCCGGACTGGTCACCGGCCTGTCGGTCGCCATCCTGCCCGACAGCAAAGCCACCGAACGCCGCGCCGACGGCGTGCGGGTCATCTACCGCGTCAAGGCCTTGAAGGAAATATCGATCGTCACCGAGCCGGCCAACGCCGCCGCGCGGATCACCGACATCAAGACAGCCGAGGATGTCGAGCAAATTGAAACCCTACGAGAATTCGAGCGCTTTCTGCGGGATGCAGGCGGCCTCACCAAAGGAGCGGCCGCTGCGCTGGTCGCTCGCGCAAAACTGATCTTTAGCCGGGTGGAACCTGACGAAGGAAAAGATGTGAAAAGTGAAACAGACGAATGCCTATTCGCGCTGCGCAAATACCTACCCCGTTAATCACCTGGAGCTCACCATGAAACAAAGTCACCTCCGCATTACCGCCGTCGCCATCCTGGCGCTGTTCGCCGTATCCGCCTGGGCCGGCGTCCCGATCCTCAGTGTCGAGCAGCTTTCCGGCTTGTCGTTGCTATGCGGCGTTGGCAATATCGAGCTGGTCACCAAAGCCCTCGACAATATCGAAAAGCAGCTCGAAGTTTTCGCCACCAAGGCGGAGACCGAAAGCAAGATGGGCCAAGTCTCGGCCGACACCAAGGCGGCAATTGAAGGCCTCGGAATCAAGCAACGCGAGATTGCCGACCGTCTGCTCATCATCGAGCAAAAAGCCACCGCTACCAACGACCACGAAACCAAGGACCTCACCTCCTGGGGCGCCCAGTTTTGCAAGTCCGATGCTTACGGCGCATTTGTTGGCGGCAATACCCAGAAGGCGCGTTTCGAGATCAAGAACACCTTGGTCGGTGCAGATGCCAACGTCGCGCCGGATCGCAAGCCCGGCATTGTTCCTGGGGCTTTCCAAAAGCTCACCATCGAAAGCCTTTACCGGCACGTGCCAACCACGTCAAATGCGGTCGAATTCACCAAGGAGGCCTCGTTCACCAACACCGCGGCCGAAGCGGCAGAAGGCTCGGCCAAGGCCGAGTCTGCGCTCACCTGGTCGCTGGTCAATATGCCGATATCCACGGTCGCGCACTGGATCAAGATCAGCCGCCAGCTCGCCGCTGACAATGCCGCCCTGGCCGCCTACGTCGATCTGCGCATGCGCTACGGTGTCAACCGTAAAGTCGAGACGCAACTGGTGGCAGGCGACGGTACCGCGCCGAACATTTCCGGCATTCTCGATTCCGGCAACTACACCGCGCACGGCTATGTCAATGCCGACCTCGGGTCGACGCTCAAGAAACTGGTGTTGATCCGCAAGATGATCGGCGATCTGCAGGCCGCAGGCTACGAGCCGAACGGCATCGTGCTCAATCCGGCAGACTGGTCAACCATCGAAATCGACATCTTCACCGGCCTGACCACCGTCATCCCCTACAGCATCAACGAAGGTGGCCAGGCGCGACTCTTCGGCGTGCCGGTGATCTGGACCGTCGGCATGACAGCAGACTCGTTCGTTGTGGGCGACTTTGGCAGCCACGGCACCATTCACGATCGTGAAAACGTCGTGGTCGAGATGTCCGATTCGGACAGCGACAACTTCACCAAGAACCTGATCACGCTGCGTGCCGAGCGTCGTCTGGCCCTGGCATCTGAAGTTCCCGCAGCGGTTCGTGGCGGCGATCTCACCCCGGCGTAATTAGTAACAACGTAGCCACTCCAGCCGGCATAGGTCGGCTGGATTTTTACCTGAAAGACAAAGATGACCATCAGATTTGTACAGCAATGGAACGGCTACTCGCCGGATACGATTGTGACGCTGGCCGGCGCTGAGGAAACGCGGCTGATCGGGCTTGGATATGCGGTCACCGATCTGGATGGGCCCGGAAATACGCCGTTGCCGGTCACCTCAACGACCAATCTCACCGGGGTGAGTACATTTCTAGTAGCTGGCGAATCGGTTCTTGATGTGCTTGATGGGGCTGTTGTTTCGCAAG